GAAGTTCACTAATATAGAATGAAGTTCCAGCAATTGCTGCTCCACTTAAACCAGAAGTTGATCCGATTGTGAGAGAAGTTGCGCTAGTAATACCAATGATTACAGCGTCTCCGAAGTAAGTTCCACCACCACCACGAATACCAAATCTAATCACATCTCCAGTTGCTGCAGCACCAACTTGACCAAAAGTAGTTCCAGTTCCAGTTACTACACCAGTTGCATAATCTAGAGATACTGTGCCTCCAGAACCTTTGTTGTCATTATTTCCCCAGAGTGCCATGTTCTTTTCCGTAAAAGTTATTTGCTAAAAATTATTTATAAAAAATAGAGACCTCATTTTGAGGTCTCTATTGAGTTTTAACCAGTGTCAAGGAGTTAAATCAGTAGCACCTTTCTTCTTCAATGCTGCTTGAGCTTGAATGAGAACAAGAGAAAGAATACCGTTTGATTTTACCTTTGGATTAGCGCCGAGTGCTTCTGAAACTGCAAAAAGTACAGTTGCGATAAGTGCTTGATTAGCAAGACACCATGCTACTAGAGCGGACATAATAACCTCCTTATGAAGAGTATCCTAACCTATTTAGGAAATTAGACAGTAACTGAAGTATCTGTTCCTTTAGGAGCGGATCTTAGTGCTTGAAGTTTTCTATTTAAGATTTGAACTTCTTGTTGTCTTTGGCGATCTTTTTGTTGTGCAATCTTTTTTTGCTGCTGATCTTGTTGTTCTGGTTTTTGAGTCTTTGGTTGAATTTCCATTGCCTGCTCGGCAATTTTTTTAGCCATTTTAGTAGCAGTCGCATACATCACTTCTTTTCCACGACCAGGATATCTTTTTTCAAAGTCAGATGCTTTATCCTTCATTGACTTTACAATTCTTTCCTTTTCTTTAGTTTCAGCAGCAGTTAAAGTCTTTTCGTCAAGAACTGCCTCTCCCAAGTGAGGTGCAGCCTTATATCCTTTATGCCCAGCTTTAAACTTTTGATAAGCAGGTGTATTTCCTTTTTTATCTGCAGCGGTAACAAGCATTCTAGTATCTTGGGGTTCTTTTTTCTCTCCACCATAAACTGCTTCGCTTCTTACACTTGCAAGAAGATCATCTAACTTACTTTTTCTCTTTCTTTTTGCAGGTGCCTTTGCAGTTCCACCGCTTACTTTAGTAGTCTTTGTTTTTGCTTTTGGTTTTGCCTTTGCTTTTGGAGGAGTTGTTGCACTTCCTTCCCAAGGATCAGAAGGTTTTTCTGCTTTCTTTTTAGTAGGTCCAGCATAAGAACCACTACTTACTCTTTCTTTTTGTCCTGCACCAGCACCACGATAGGTTGATGGTTTTCTTTCTGTAGTTGCTGGTTTTTTATTACCACCTTCCATTTTACGAGCAACACCTAATGCACCTTTAGCAACTTTTCTTGCACCTCTTGCAACTGCAGCGCCTGCTGATTTTTTTGCACTTGCAAGTTTCTGTCTAGCAAGTCTACCAACAGTTTTAACTAAACGACTAGCACCAGACTCTGGTTTCTTAGTATCATGACCATAGGTTACTTTTGCCTCGGTCAGTGCAAATTCAATTGCTTCTTCAATATCATCTTCTTCATATCCTTCATCAAGAAGTTCATCATAAACACTCTCAACAATATAATCAACTTCATCAACTTCTACCATTTCGAGTAGAGTTCCACCAAGGTTTTCTACTGCTTCACCAATAGTTGGATTGATTTTGATTTTATTTTTTACTGTTTTTTCAGTAATCTTTTCATCACCCCTATCTTTACTGATCCTATCAACTACTTCAACAAGATCATCTCTCCAGTTTGAATATTCTTCTTTTGCAATTACTTTCGAACGAACTTTTCTGCGGTTCAAGAGATACTTATCGGTCTTATCATGATCACCATCGTTATCAATATCCTCATCTTCTTTACCTACAGGATCCAATGCTTCTTTATGGGTGATTGCTTTTGAGATTGCTTCTCTACGCTTCAGCAAATACTTATCTGACTTTGTATTTTTCTTACCATCATTATCAACATCAGTATCCTCTTTACCTACAGGATCTAATGCTTCCTTTGTAATACCTTTCTTTGCTCTGATTTCTGCAGCCTTTGCAAGTAATCTTTCTTTTGCAGCATCTCTCTCTGCCTTTGGAATAGCAGTTACGGCACCAAGTCTTTCTGCTGGTTTTCCAGGAACTGCTGATTCACCAATCTCACCCATTGCTTTTTGCTTACGGATTTTCTTTGGATTCTTCGTCTTGTCTGCGGAGTAGTTATTATCATTATCATCATCGGGGTCTACAGCACTACGATGTCTTGTGCGTCTTTCTTCATCATCCATCTTTGCACGACTTCTCTTTGCTTCATCTGGAGAATATGTTCTACCACTATTGTACCATTCTTTACCTTCGTGCCCTCTTTTTCTTGCTTCAGCACTCTTTTCTTTTCCGGCAAGACTTCTTCTACGCTTCTTAAATGCTGCCTTATCAAGTGGTTTATCGACTGGAGTAGGTCTTACGCCTTCTTCAACAGCAGCGACCTGCTCCAGATAAACTCTGGAAATATCATTCAGAGGATTAATAGACATCTTAATTAAGCACGTACTTTTTGTTTCTTATACTTATTTATAAATTTGTCTAAAAATGAAGTTCCGCCTGCTTGGAGATTTTGTTTTCCTAAAGTAGATCCAGGAGTTTGCTTCATTGCATATTTCAAATATCCAGTTGTTCCGGCAAGTGTATTTGGTTTTCCTGGTTCTCTGTACATATTATCCATTTTTACTTCAGTATATTCCATCACATCTCTAATCCAAGACTTAAACATATAACCTTCTTCAGTTACACAGATTAAATGATTGGTTCCTCTACGCATTACTTCACCAATCAGACCAGTATTTAAGTTTTGAACTTTATCACCAATTCTAAAAATTCTTCCTCTTACATAATTCTCACGAAGATTTCTCATATCATACTTTGGAGCAATCTCCCATAATGCATAACTCTCTTTCTTTACCTTTGATTTCTTGACTTGCATTCCCTGGCGGACTGCATTAAAAAGTGCTTGAGTTTCTCCATCATCAAGAGTTTTTGGTGTTCCTCTACGGAAAGAATCAAAGTCATTATCTAATACTGCTTTTCTCATCTTAGATGCAGACATTCCCTCCACACCTTCTGCATCTGCATCACGAACACCTGCAGATATTACACGAATCTGATCAAAGTCATACAGTTCGCCATTATACTTTTGTGCAAGATTTTCAAACTCTGCCTGACGATCAGATCCAACGACAATATTTACGTTAGTATATCCTTCTTCATTAGCAGCAACAAGAACATCAAAAATAGTTTTCATCTTATCATCGTTAATAATGCTCTCCTCAAAATCAGGGAACATTTTCTTCATATAAGAAACTTTAGCATCAGGATCTAAAGGATTCTTCTTTGGATCTTGAGACCTTGAAGGATAAATCTTAACGTCTCCACCGGCAGAAATTCTCTTTGCCGACTTGAGAAGTTTATCGTGACCTACTGTTGGTGGATTGAAGCGACCAAAAACAACAGTAAGTGGTGGTAGTTCTTCTGCAGGTTGCTCTTCAGGTGCTTGCCCCGTCGTTGCTTGAGGTTGTGGTGCAGGTTCTTGTGCTGTTGCTTGAGTTGGTTGTGTAGTTGGAGCAGCAGCGGTTGGTTGTCTTCCTGCTGCTGGTTGTTCTGCACCTTTTGGTTGGCGACCATCAATATACTTAAGTTTTCCCTTGTCAGTTCTTGCAACAAGTTTACCGGAACGATCCAACCATCCACCATGGCCGTCTCCACTATATCCAAGTTTTTTCGCTTGCATTGCTGCTTGCGATTCTTTTGCTTCAGTTAAAAAATTGAGAAAACTTTTCATTTTTTGTGTTGATATACTTATATTTATTTCTTCTTATAATCACACATAATGTGTGATGGATAAACTTTTCCCGCTTTGTTTCTAAAATTAAACTGAAAATTATATAAAGATGAAGAACAATCTACGATAACTTTTTTACCAGTTCCGGTTGTTCCCCCATAATAAGCTGTTATTCTTCCAGTTAAGTTTGTTGATTTATTTAGATAATTATTATCAACTTCATATATATCCACCTTTCCCGCACCTTTACCATGAACCATTACATAACCATATCCCATCATTTGTCTCAATAATTTTGTCATTGCATTTTTATCGCATATATTAGTAACATCTTGTTGATAATTTTCAATTTTACCAGAATGTGGATAGTTGTTAAATGTACTACAGAATGAAGTTTCGTCTAATCCAAATACCTCTAAAATATTTTTAGACGATTCATTGAGATTATAATCATTAATAGACTTTTCTGTAAAAATGCTTTGTATTCCAATATTAGCAAAAGCAAGAGTGCTTTGAAATTTTAAAGAAAGATAAACTTCATTATTACCAAATTTAAGAGTAATGTCAGTAACAGTAGATCCAATATTTTCTTGACCTGTTCCTATTGATAAATTTCTTTTTGAAACTTTTAGTGGTCTTTTTTGATTTAATTCACCGACAGCAATAACTTCTTTTAAAGGTGCTTTATGTTTTTTTCCTAGATCTTCAACAATTTGTTTTGCCTGCGAATGATACTTTCCCTTCTTCCCTTCACAATTTAAAATATTAACTAAAGAATCATAAAATTCCCGTTCAAAGACAAGTCCAAGATTTTCCTTTTTTCCTGATCCAGCACCTTGTCCACCAAATTCTCCGGTTTTTTCTAAATCAGTAACTTTTATCGTAGTTATTCTACCAGTATTTTCATATTTACCAGTTAATTCAATCGATGACTTTGTTCCTTTTGTAGACGCAGCTTGCTCTACTCTTGAGATTATTTCTTTTACAAGTTTTTTTTCTTTGGTTTCATACGCATATTGCTTTCCATTTATGTCCAAAATAAGAGCAACTGGCAAAAAAATTCCTTCCTTTGTTAGGAATTTATTTTCCTTTCCTTCTAGACCAAGAAACTTTTTTACAAAAGTATCATAGTTACCTCTTTTTAAAAGGTCCTCCTTTTTTAAGAGTGCCATCTATACATATACTATTTTATGTATTTAGAAGTGGAGATAAGGAGACTCGAACTCCTGACATCAGCCTTGCAAAGACCGCGCTCTACCAACTGAGCTATATCCCCAGGTTTAGATATTATAAAACCCACTCAACTAAAAGTCAAGTGGGTTAGAGCAACCTTCCGTGGTTATTTATCAGTATTCGTATCTGCTATCATCAACAGACTTACCTGCTCTTCTTGCTGCTTTGTTTCCACTTCCTCTATCACCTGCACCAAAATCAGATTCTCCACCACGACCACCTCTCGTGGCACGTTTAGCTGGATCTGCACTTACCTTACGACTATATGCTGTTCCACCTGGTTTGTTCATTACTTTCTTGTAACGCTCACCAGTTAGTGCTTCACCAATCTCAACTTCCTCATGCTGCTTACGGAGTTTTGCAAGAACTGCTCCTGCTACTTTTTCACCTCGCTCTTTAGAACCATAACGCTTACCAGCAGAAGCAGCAATCTTCGCAAATGCCTTACCAGGTTTACCAATATCTTTACCAGCTCTTGCTGCCTTTGCTGAATAAGTTGCTTCTACAATCGCTTCAATATCATCAGCATCTAATTCATTTGCCATAATCTCTTGTGCTTCTTCCAGAGTTTCTGCAAACCCTTCTGCTTGGAGAAACTCAAGGACTACATCAAAGATATCAAGTTCTTCTTTGTTTAGTTTTTTCCCTTTCTCAATAGCAACCGAAGTTTTTTTCAATGGTTGAGCAGGATAATAAGTTTTGCCAGGAACTGCTTTATTAACAACTTCACCAGTTTTAGCGTCTTTATGCATACCCTCATCTACATTCTCAACTTCTTCAGCATAAGCGTATCCAGGAATGTGCTTACCCTTGGTCTTCTTATCAACATATGCTGCCTGTTGCATAGCGTGAGCAGCATATCCTTTTGCTTTTGAAGGAGAAAGACGCTTATCACCACCTCTTCTTTCTGCAGATGCTGCTTTTCTCATTTCTGGATCAGCACCCTTTACTGCTTCATCAACTTCTTGGGGAGCATAAACTTCAGAATACGCTTCCATTAATCCCATAAGATCTTTGGTATCCATTAGAACTTTATTAAATCTTCTAAATTTATTTATTGTTCAAGAAAGTTCTATTGGATAATGTTCTCTATCAATATCAATCATATTTCTTCTCTTCCTCTTCTTTGCTTCATTTACTGAAGGAAGTTCAAATAAACCAGAATGCTTCTCACCAAACTTTCTTACAATTGTTCCTGCAAGTCTATTTGCTTCGTTTTCTGTTGGAGCACCTGCATGTCCGCTACCATTTTTACCTTTCGTATGCTGGCGATAATGAGTAAGTTCATGAGCAACAGTTCTCAAGATATCCATAGTCTGTCTTCCTTGGATGTCTATTACAATACGACTGTCTTTAATCTGACCAAATGCTCCAATTCTCTTTGCAAACTTTGGATCATCAATAAAATGAATTTTAGGAAGTTCTTTTATATTCAACTCTCTTTTTACAAAAGGAAGAAAGTTATGGACTATTTTCTCAAAGTGTTCTTTACTAATTCCCTCTGCAACAAAAGATCCAGAAATATTAAACATCTCCGTATTTCTCTGAAGTCTTCTCCACTCTGAAAAATTCATTTGCTTTTTTTAGGTATTTATGAAAAAACCCCCCGAAGGAGGTTTAAATTAGACACCAAGAACAACACCGATGCCTTCATCAAGTTGTTGGATCACTTCACGAATATCGGAAATACGAGGAGGAACACTTACTTCATCATAAGTGTATCCTTTCTGAGCATCAAACAACACTTGACGAATTGCTGCTGCTGCACGAGTATCTATTTTAATTGTTACTTGTTTTTCTTTAGTCATAGGTCTCCCTCCACACGATTTTCAGAACGCTCAATACTGAAAGCACCTTCAGGATAACGAGCACTCAATTTCTCAAAGTTCATTTGAATGACTTCTTCAAGGGAAATATCAAGTCCAAGACACGCTTGAGAAACGTACCACATAATATCTCCAAGTTCACGCTTCAAGTGAAACAGGTTTTCTTGATTAACTGGTTTGCCTTGAAAAACAATCTTCTTTACAATCTCTGTAAATTCACCCGCTTCAGCAGACATTCCTACAGCAGCAGTAAGCAGTCGCTCCGTAGGAAATCCTTGGATTTTAAGATCATTAAGTCGATCTGCAAACTCAGGGAATTCTTTGCTTGGTTTTGAAGTGGTTGTATCTACAAATTCAACGTACTTATTAAGATCAATGGTCATATAAAAAATTTTATTCCTTCAAAAGTTTTCTTTATTTAAAATCATAAATGATTTTTAGTTTTTTGTCAAATGAGCAAATTAAAAACACACACTACTCTATTTTCTGCTGGTTTGGGGTCTCTGCAAGAATGATAATACCTACCATCAAAAGCAACAATTTTTCCAAAATTTGGAGTTATTTCTTGTTTGATTGGAAAATCTTTTGGATCAAACTCATCAAGATCATATACAGATTTTCTATCTGGATTATTATAATCTTGCTGCATATCAAAAATTATTGTTGTACTTCCCAAAGATACTTCGTTCAAATACATTAACAATACAATATGATCAGAAAATTGATCAACATGAGGATCTCTAAAAAGATAATTTGGAATATGAAAAGTGCTGTTTATACAGGCTCTTGCAACAGTTTTGTATTCTAGATTATTTTTAGTACAAAATGCATCAACCAAGAATTTAAAATACGGAAAGTATGAAGAATTTATAGACCCACTTCTACTCAACAATTTATGATGATACATGGGAAATTTTTTTGATGTTGTAGTTGGGAACCAATGAAATGGAATTTCCGAATTCAATTTGGAAATCAACTCTTTATCAATTATTGAAGTATCTTCAATCAGCAAATCTTTCAAAATTTAAATCCTTCAAATGATTTTTTAGGTTTCTTTTCTTCATAATCATACTCATCCTCTTTTCCAGAGTCAAGTATATCATTTTGAGCAGATTGTTCACAGTCATAAAGACGCATCTTTGCTCTATCAATACCAATCACAAAACGTTTGTGAATAGTTGGATCATTATATCGGTTCTTCAATTGTTTGACAAGAATCTGCCCCAGACCTTCCAGATCTTCCGTAGAAATCAATGCAAACATTAAGTCAGCAGTTGCAGGAAGACCAAATGATTCCGAAGTATCAGTTAGTTCCACATCGGAAGATCCATAACCAGAACGAGTAGTCTGGGTAGCACTTACAATAGGAACATTAAACTCCACAGCAAGACCACGAAGTTCTTCGGCAATTGCTTTTACAAAGGTATATGAATTGATATTACTATTACCTTTATACCTAGATGAAGCACAAATATTCAAATAATCAATAAAGATAATATCTGGATGAAACGACTTCTTCAATGCAAGTTCATTCAGAAGAGACTTGAAGTGTCCAGAGTGTGCAGAAGCAGTTGGATACTCTTTAATGATTAAAGTTCCTTGAGTTTTCTTTGCAAGATTTGTAACCTTATTCTCAAACATTTGCTTGGGAAGATCTACGATATCTTGAATAGGAACATTCAATAGGTTTGCGTCAATTCTTTCAGCAATGCGTTCTTCTGCCATTTCCAACGTAATGTACAGAACGTTCCTCCCTTGGAGCAAGACGGAGCTAGCCACATGGCACATGAATAGAGACTTGCC